TGAGCGGAGCCGACCTGTTCGGAGCCAACCTGAGAGATGCCGACCTGAGAAGAGCCGACCTGAGAGGAGCCAACCTGAGCGGAGCCGACCTGAGCGGAGCCGACCTGAGAAGAGCCAACCTGAGAGATGCCAACCTGAGAGGAGCCGACCTGAGCGGAGCCGACCTGAGAAGAGCCGACCTGAGAGGAGCCGACCTGAGAAGAGCCGACCTGTTCGGAGCCGACCTGAGAAGAGCCGACCTGAGAGGAGCCGACCTGAGAGGAGCCGACCTGAGAAGAGCCAACCTGAGCGGAGCCGACCTGAGCGGAGCCGACCTGGACTTTTCGTGCTGGCCATTGTGGTGTGGAGGCCTTGCAGTCAAGGTGTGCAAGCGTATTGCCGTGCAATTGGCATACCACTTTTGCAAGCTGGATTGTGATGACCCAGAGTATATAACAGCCCGAAATGCGATACTTGACTTTGCAAATCAGTTCCACCGCGTTAGTGAGTGCGGGAAATTGGAGAAAAGATAGCAAGGAGGAGAAAGCATGACAAAAGAAAAATGGATAGAAATATGCAAGGAAATGGCCCCGCATTTAAGAGTGTTGGAGCTGATTACTAAAAACAATGCTCTCGACATTGTTACTATAGCACTGGGAACAGAGACAACTGGTCATGCCGTGTGGATTGAGGATGACACGGGTAGTCATTGCAGATGTGTGAGTGATGGAGATAATGGCTTTAAGGGAGAGATATACCATGCAGGTGAGATTGATAGAGGAAGAAAAAATCAATAAAATGCTCAAAATTGTAAAGGAGTTAAGCCAGAGCAGCAGCACAGAGGACAACATAAAAGCGGTTGTACTGGGATGGTGCCTGGAAGATCTGGAATTGATGGACAAGCCGGAAGATAAAACGGTCCCGCCAGCGACCAAACTAAACGGGACCATAGATAAAACGATACAAGATTATTATACAGAAAAACAGGGGGAAATGTCAATGACTGGAACAATCGCACAATTTTTAATAAAAACATGGGTAAACAGCAACTTTGGTTTCGGAACCATGCGAATTGAATTTTTAGGAGATGAGAAAGCAAAGATCACAGATAAATGCGGGGACAGTATGTTTGTGATTTACGACAAGGAAAGAAAGGAAGTGCACCTACAGGTTGAACCAGAAGAATTTTAACAGCATTCAGGCCGACGTGGAACCCATTTTTCGGGAAATTGAGCAGGTGAAGCAGAAGCATGGCCTCACCACATTAACATTGGAATCCTTCAAACTGTCAGATCAGTACGGAGGGAGCCGCGCCGGAACAGATGGGTTCACGGCTCGCCGGGAGTTCCGGCACCGCAGGGACAGTGTGACACAATTTAAGAGGATAATATAAGGGCAGGCATTTGCGGTGCCTGCCCTTAGAGGTGGAACATAAAATTTAGTTTACATAATACATCGTACCACCTCTGATAAATCTTGTCAATGAGAAAGGGGATTCCCCTTTTTATAACTTGATAAGACTATTAATTTTAGGCAGGTGCGGTATGAAAACAAGGCGAATAACCTACGAATTTGAGAATGCGATAGAAAGAGAGGAATACCTGGACGGACGTTACGGAGCACCGGGGGAAAAGAGGAGTAAGAAGAAAAAAGCAACCCCGGAGCAGGTAGCACAGGTGAACCAGTGGAATAAGGAAAAAAAAGCAAGACACCGGCTGCGGAAATACTTTAAGGTTAATGATTACTTTTTTACTCTGACGTATCCAAAAGAGGAAAGACCGCCCGATATGAAGACGGCAAAAGCGGATTTCCGGGAATTTTACAAGGTAGTTGGTAAGGAATATCGGAAAAGAGGTGCGGAACTCCGCTGGATCAGGAATATTGAATGTACACCTACAGGAAATTGGCATATACATGTTGTTATTAACCGGATACCAGATACAGACTTGATTATCAGTCAGGCATGGGAACACGGAAAAGTAAGAGACAAGCAGCTTTTGTATGACAAAGGGGAATTTAAAGCACTGGCCCAGTATATTACAAAGGATGCGAAGACCCAGGAAAAGTATGTGGACAAAGGGGTCCTGGACCACAAAATTATAGAATCCAATTATTCCACATCCAGAAACATGCCATTACCGGAACCTAAAAAGGACAAACTGGAGCGCTGGCCGAAAGAGCCAAAACCGAAAAAAGGATGGTACATAGATAAAGAGTCATATTTTGAAGGGATAAACAAGGTGACTGGTTTTCCATATAGACATTACACCATGTTCCGCCTGCAGCCGGAACGGAAAGGGAGGAAGAGATGCAAAGATTAACAGCATACCAGATCATTGATAGTCTGAAAGAACTTAATAGGGAGGTAGTGCCGCATCCAATGGCAGTGATCTATAGTCATCCATTGGCCTGCCCGGAAGGGTGTGTGATAAGGATATTTGACCGTAGATCAGGCAGGCCTACGTCATTGTGCGTGGTCAGACAAACAGTAGAGGAGTGCCGGCAGGACATCACGGAAAATGGGTTCAGCAAATTTTTTCAGCGTGCGCCTGGAGATGAACCGGAAATTGTGGAGAGCTGGGTGATGGATGGGGATTATAGGGAGAAGCCGGTACATGATCACTATATTTTTTATGGTAATGGGCGGAGGCAGATAAGCGAAGCCCATGGATTCAAAGTGAATCTATGCCTGATACATCATAATGCAGGAAAAGAATCGGTACATCAGAATGAAAATTATGACAAGTTGCTGAAAAGGATGTGTCAACAGGCGTATGAGTCAGATCATTCACATGAGGGATTCATGGAGATTTTTCATGAGAATTTTTTATAGGAGGGCAAGATGAAATTAGGGCAAAGACTGAGTGAGGAGCAAAGAGAACAAATGCGAATGCTTGCCTTAGAGGGCAGGAATGCGTTGCAGATATCAAAAGAGGTTGATACATCCCCTGGAACCGTGCGGGAGTACATGCGGAAATGGGGGATTGATTACAGAGGAGACAAAATAAAAGGTTCTTTTCCGCCAAAGCTGTTGGCAGAATGGGACAGGCTGCATGAAAGGTATGGTAAAAAAGATGAATAAAGTATGTTTGATGGGAAGATTGACAAGGGAACCGGATACAAGATATTCACAGGGAGATGATTCATTGATGATCACAAGTTATACGCTGGCGGTCGACCGGATCAGAAGGAAAGAGGGAGAAGCAACGGCAGATTTTATCCGGTGCGTGGCTTTTGGAAGACAGGCGGAATTTGCCGGTAAATATTTCCGCCAGGGCACAAAGATAGCCATTAGCGGGAGAATACAGACAGGGAGCTATGTAAACAGGGAGGGAAATGAGGTATATACCACGGACGTTGTGGTAGAGGACCAGGAATTTGCTGAAAGTAAAAATGCATCAGAGAAGCGACAGGAGCAGCAGGAACCACCAGTATCAGGTATGCCAGTAGATGCAGATGGATTTATGACAATGCCTGACGGAATAGAAGAAGAACTTCCTTTCAGTTGAGGTAAGAACATGAAAAGAGTGAGGATAAGTATAAGGCTTTGTGGAAAAACCGCCACGGCGAACCTGCTTTATGTGGACAGCAAAGGAAAACAGCATAAGTCAGTCAAGCAGGCAGAAAAAGAACCAGGGGACACCAGGGAGGCCGTGGAACTGAAAGCCATGCTTGCCGGGCTGCAGGCCATAAAAGAACCGGTGATCCTGGAAATATCCGCCCCGGCCTATATAGAAGCGTCGATAAAAAACGGATGGCTGGATTCATGGGCGGCAGCAGGCGGAAAGAAATACAACGGAAAAGAAGTCAAATGTTGGGACTTATGGCAGCAGGTCCGTGGATATCTGCAGGGGCATAGGATAGGAGGACCACAATGAGGACGATCAGTGAAATGTACAGACTATCCGGCGGGACAGATTACCGGAACCTATGTGCAGAATGCAATAACTGCATTAGGGAAGGAAAATCATTTATCTGCAGGCTTTATGCAGAGGCCGGAGGGAATAGACGTTGGGAACCGCAATGGATTGCCTGCAAATTTTTTAATGCTCCGCATCTGCCGGGAAAAGAGGCGGTGAGAGAAGATGTGGAGCGGCAACAGGAAGGGATACAAATGAGTATCTTCGATTATCCAGAATGTATACCAGGAGGTAAGCTGTGAGTAAATTTGATTATATGAATTTTTGGGGAGATTGTATAGAAACCCTGGCAGTATCAAAAGAGAAATACACAAAAGAGCAGGCCATAGAGGTTGCAAAAATAGAATTGGAATCTATAGGAAAGCCATATTACATAGCCGTAGGGAATGGTTATGTAAGGCACCGGGCAGGAGTGAATGAAGATGGGGAACCATGTGTCTGCTGGTGGCTGGAATACGAAGAACACAGCCGAAGTTGCCCTTGTTGGATATTCCACAGAACAACAGAGAGGAACGAATGGTGCAAAGAAGATTATGAGTATATACATATACCGGCAACAGTGGAGAAGGTGGAGGAGGAATAGATGGGGTGGATTATTAGTGTACTTATACTTATTGGATATTGTGGCGCTACAAATGCCCCGGTGGGATTTTTGATAGCGGCGGGGCTGTTTGCGATTGCTGGGGCAATAGGATGTCATAAATAATACAAGTGATTAAAAATTAAGAAAGGGGCCGGCATCGCGCGAAAAGGTATACCGGGCTTATTAAAAATATGAAAGCAATATTAAAATATCCGGGAGCAAAGAACCGAATTGCTGACTGGATTTGCAGTTACATGCCACAACACGATGTATATTTGGAGCCATTCGCTGGGAGTTTGGCGGTATTTTTTAATAAAGAACGCTGTCATATAGAGACAGTGAACGATGTGGATGATGAAATTGTGAATTTTTTCATGGTCCTTCGTGATTATCCAGAATTATTGAAAAGGATAATCATTATGACACCATATTCAAGAAGCGAGTATGAACAGGCATTCCGGAAAACAGATAATGAAATTGAGAGAGCACGCAGATTTTGCGTAAGATGCTGGATGGGATTTGGGTGCGGCAATTTGTACCGGAACGGATTTAAATCAGGGCAACAAAAAAAATCTCCAAACCCTGCGAGAGCATGGACTTTATTGCCAGAAGTAATGACACAGGCGGCTGAAAGACTGAAGGGGGTACAGATAGAGAACCTCCCAGCCCTGGAGCTGCTGAAGCGCTATGATACACCAGATGTGTTTATTTACGCTGATCCTCCTTACCTACACGGGACCAGGAAGAATTATCTATACAAACATGAGATGGAGGATGCAGACCACGTAGAATTATTGGAAGCGCTCCTTAATCATCATGGGAAAGTGATGTTGTCATGCTATGACAATGATCTATACAATAATATGCTGGCCGGATGGAGAAAAGAGAGTATCAAAACCCAGGCAGAAGGTGGATTAAAGAGAACGGAAACGCTGTGGATGAATTATAGAGATAGCCAGATGAGCATATTTGATATACCGGAGGTGCTGCCATGAAATTTATAGACTAGTTCGCCGGGATAGGAGGATTCCGCAGAGGGATGGAATCAAGCGGACACAAATGTGTAGGATTTTGTGAATATGATAAATTTGCTGTGGCATCATATACATCCATGCACCTCATAGATCAGGAGCAAGAAGAAATATTAATGGAGATGCCACAGAAGCAGCGGCAGAAAGAAATATTAAAGGAGGATTACAGAAATGGGGAATGGTCAACAGTGACAGCCAGTTATATAAGCAAGCTGGGAACGGAGTAACTGTAAACGTGGTGCAGGCCATTGCGGAAAGGATGGATATGGAGGATTAGCCATGTGCAAAGATTTTGAGTGCGTCCATGATCAGTGCGGCATATGTAGCTACACGGACCAGGATTGTGAGTATGAGGAGTGTTTTATGTGGGATGACTGTGCAGAGTGTATTTATGAGTTCAAGTGTTTACCAGATCGGGAAGAAGAGGAGTAAAAATATGAAAAAAATCATTAAGGAATACATTTTAGATTCATTCGCTTATTTGAACGCAGGTATTTGGATAGGCGTTGGTGTAGGTGTTGGCTTATTGGCAGCGATTGCGATTTTATTATGACATAAGAGATATAATGCTGTCCTATCGGCAATACGGGGAAAGGACGAACGAGGGACCTTGTAAAAAAATCTCTGGAGCAAAAACCAGATAGACAATAAAAAAGAGGGTGAGCAGATAACGCGCCGCAAAAGCAACGGGAGTGCCGTGCCATATGCGGATGCCAGCCGGGGGCATTGATTGGGCGAAAGCCAAAGCTGGGAGCCAGTACCGGCAATTTTATACAATATGAAAAGTAAAGGAGAAAAGGATATGCCAATATATGTAGATTTAGATGAGGTTATTAATTTTGTAAAAAGTGTTCTCCCTGACATTTTAGGGGAAAAATTAGGAGAAACATTGAGTACGTGCCCTTCGGCAAAGGTACCGGAATTAATATACGGAAGACGATTTACACCAGATGAAGAAAAAATGTTTGATGATATTGAAAAGGCGCTGGGGTTCAGGCTGTTTACATGGCAGAAAACATATATAACCCGTGGGGTTTATAGATGCTTTGGGAAAACAACAGCAGAATGTTTAAAAGAATTATTGGATACTGAAAAAGAACCGTTGGATTATTCAAAACCCTGGAAGAATCCAAGGGAACATATTCACAGGGAAGAAATGAAGAGAATAAAAGAAAAATTGGATGTAGCAGGGATCCAGACAAGAATAGTGTTTTGGAACCAAATAGACAAACAGGAATATTGCCAGTCGAAAAGTATATCAGATTTAAGGGAAATCAAATATTCATTACAGCATCAGATATATAGTGCAAAAGGGAGGGAGAGAGAGGAAGGAAGAATGGCGGCACAAGAGGTAGGAAGAGCATTTGATAAAATGATTTATGATGAATGGATGAAGATACAAAAGGGAGGAAATGAGGATGTATAAAAAAAGAATGGCAAGAAGTCTGTTTACGTGCATTTTATCAATAGTAGGCATAATTATAATATTTGGAATTATGTTTTACAGGCCAATAAACAAGGTTAGTAACAAGCGTGAGGTAACGGCAATTGTGACAGACAAAGTAGTAAAGAATAGTTCCAATCAGAGCCGTTATCTCGTATTCACCGAAGATAAAGAAGGGAATATAAATACATATGAGATTACAGACAGCCTGCTTGCAGGGCGTTTTAATTCATCGGATCTATATGCATCCATAAAAATAGGAAGTGAATATAAGTTTGAAATAGGAGGTTCCAGAAATCAATTTTTATCATGGTATCCTAATATTTATTTCTACGAATTGATTGAGGAAAATTTGGGGCAGCAGGAGGAGATAGAGGAATGAGAATGTCATCAGTGGTTGAAGCTGCGATATTATTGGAAGATTATGAGAATGCAAAAGAGATGGCATGGGAAGTAAAAAAGCGTAAAGAAAATATCGCAAGTGAATTATGCATTGATTGTAAAAATTTAGAGGGATATCCTATGGGCACTATTGCAATTAACATAGAAGATGCAAAGCGGATTCTACAGTTTATAGAAGATTACTATGATGCAAAGACTAATGATGTTTTGAAGAAAATAGAGCGGCTGAATTAGAGAATAATGCATCTGGGGCAGCAGGAGGTGATGCCGATGGAAGTCACGAAGGAAATGCTTAATTCATACAGGAGCAATCAGCAGGAAATAAGAGAACTGGAATATATATTGAAAAACCGCTGGAAAAGCGAGAATATGATAAGCGTAGACACAATCTTGAATTATAACAAGGGGTATCCAGTCCCGGAAGGTGTCGCTGGTTTCGACCAGGAAAAATATGAAAGGCTGCAGCACAGGGATATGAAACGCAAAGAACAGCTTGAACAGGAATGCAAAGCGGTAGAGGAATTTGTGGATAATATCAGTGAAAGCAGGACACGTAGGATATTCCAGTTATATTTTTTAAATGGAGATACAAAGCCGACACAATCAAAGGTTGCAAGGAAGGTACATATGGAAAGGAGCAATATCAGTAAAAAAATTGACTCATACATGAAAGTTTCACAAAAATCACAAAAATCACATGTATAATAACAATAGAGCCAGTAGGTAAAGGTTCGATGCTTTATATTTCATATATCCTCTTTGTGATTGGTGCATTCCTTTTTTGGAGTGCACCTTTTATATTGACGTGTAGCTCAATGGTTAGAGCGGAAGCTTTATAAGCTGTGTGTGCCGGTCCGAATCCGGCCACGCCAACTATGACAGAAAAAGAAGTAAAACATTTTTATAATTCAAAGGAGTGGAAGGGTAAGAGGATAGATATACTGCAACGAGATTTATTTGAATGCCAGGACTGCAGAAGGAGATTAAGAGAAGCGCAGGAAACAGGGACAAAATTATATGGAGATGATACAAAGATAAGGAGAGCTGTAGAGGTTCACCATATAAAAGAGTTAAAAGAGTATCCAGAGTATGCACTGGAGGAGGACAACCTGATAAGCCTGTGCACACAGTGCCACAATATTAGACACGGCAGAAACCCTAAAAGATTTGTCAGAAAAAAGAAACTGGTATCGGAAGAAAAATGGTAGACACCCCCCCGGTAAATTCTCCGCGATTTATTTTTAAATGGAGAACGGGGATGTGGACATGACTGTGGAGAAAATCTGATTTACGCGTGAAAAGGGGGGAAGGGGGTATGATCATATGCGTTTGTGGAATGATAGGAGCCGGAAAATCCTTATATTGTAAAGGAAAAAACGGAATTGTCAGTGATTGTGATGAATTGGGCGATAAGGAAAAACAACTTGATTTTACGTTAGAAAATGAGCTGAAAAGTGAAAATATTTATCATATTACCTGTTATCCAACGCAAAAAGAAAGAGAAATATTTAAAAATATGGATGTGAAATACATCTGGATTAATACAACCTATTCACAGTGCAGAAACAATATCCTACGGAGAGGACGGGAGAGAGACTTAAAGAATATGGTTGCCGTGTTACAGAGAAATGAGGATATCTTGAACCGGTATCTGCATTCGGAAATACGCTTTGAAGTAATTGATATATTTCAGACAAATGAAAGGTGGTGAGGGGAATGACGGAGAAACAGATAAAAGGATCATTGATGCAGCAGTTAAGATTGCAGGGGAAGACGGCAGATTTTTATACAGAACTTGCCAATGATTATATATATTACTGGAAGTTAAAGAAAAAACTGATAGCAGATATAAAAGAAAAAGGGATCAGATACAAGACCATCAATGGAAATGGGATATCTGTTGAAAAAGAAAATGAATCTGTCATGAACCTGCAGAAGACCACGGTTACAATGCTGAAAATACTCAAAGATTTGAACTTGCAGCAGCCAATACACGAAGGTAACGATGAAGAAGATTATTGTTAAAGAGATTGAGGAGTACCTGGAGTATGTCAAAGCGCATCCGAAATGGATAAATAAAAAAAGAAGATTATTGATCAAAAATATCGTCCTTCCTACATTAGAGAGGGACGATGTTTTTTTCGATAAAAAGACTTATTACAACTGTATCAAATACTGCGAAGCAAATTATTACCCACTTTTTCCATATCAGAAATTTATATATGCATTCGTTTTTATGTATAAAGATGATATCCCGATATTCCCCAATTTTTTTGTCATGATGGGTAGGGGAAACGGGAAAGATGGTTTTATAGTTCCGCTGGTGAACTTTATGCAGACCCCGCTTTACGGGGTAAAAAACTACCATATTGAAATCGTAGCGAATGCAGAGCAGCAGGTAAAGGATACATTCAAGGTTGCTTATGATGTTATGAACACCCAGAAATTTAAGGGGAAATTTAAAGTTACAAAGGAATTGATAACAAATAACGCAACCGGTTCAGAGATGAAGTATAATACATCAAATTCCGGCACGAAAGATGGAAAACGACCAGGGTGTCTTATTTTAAATGAGATTCATGCATATGAAAATTATGAGCAGATCAATGTATTTGAATCCGCACTGGGAAAAGTAAAACACCCTAGGGAGTTTATCATCACGACAAATGGATATGTCAGGGATGGCCCCCTTGATGAATTGTTATCCATGGTGACGGAGATTTTGACCACAGGAGAAAATGAACTGGGGTATTTTCCCTTTGTTTGTGAACTGGACAGTAAAGAAGAAGCAGATAATGAAGAGGCATGGCATAAAGCAAATCCTTCTATGGAGTTTATGCCAATTCTGGCAAATCAGATAAAGAAAGATTATCTGGAAATGAAGAAGCTGCCCAGTAAAATGCCAGAGTTTTTTACAAAACGCTTGAATCTGCCGGAAAGAAACGAAGAGGAAACCGTAACAAAATGGGAGAATATACTTGCTTGTTGTTACGAGGATTTAGAGAAGAAGACACCACGGAGTACACCGGAGACGAAAGGAAAGCTTGCAATCCTGGCGATTGACTATGCGGACGTAAGGGATTTTGCATCTGCAGGCGTGCTAACAGAAGGAGAGGGGAATGATTACATATGGAGACAGCATACGTGGGTATGTGCAGAATCCCCGTTTTTTGAATCAATCAAATTTCCGCTGTATCGGATCGGACAGGAAGAATTTGAAGACTTTGAGGTTGTGACAGACCCGGTGATATCAATACAGGACATTGTAAACTGGTGCTTACAGAAAATGACGGAGTACCAGGTTGTTAAGATAACCATGGATACATACCGGTATACGCTCTTTAAAATGGCATTTGAGGAGGCAGGAATATCTATTGAAAGTAAGGATAACCCAGAAGGGATTGTCCGGTTAATCAGAAAAATAGGTTCCGTATGCGGAATCATAGCACCGGAGATTGAGAGTTTGTTCAGTGAGCATAAGATCAACTACGGACCGTCAGCAATCATGAGGTGGTATACAAATAATACCTGTGTTTCGACTGACAAGTTTGGAAATAAAACATTCGGAAAAATTGAACCGAAATTAAGAAAAAACGATGGATTTATGGCATTTGTAGCTGGAATGTACAGCAAGGACGAAATAAAGGAGCGTGTGATTTATGTTTGATTTTTTATTCCAAAATAAAAAAGGCAAAATGGAATCCTATATGGATATCATAAGCGTGGACGGGGCAAAGCTCCTTTTATCACAATTTGCCATTGAAAAAGCCGTAGGAATGATCGCGAATGCCATTGCAAAGAGCGAATTTGTTGTACAGCGAAAAGGGGAAAGAGTTAAGGATGAACTTTACTGGAGGTTGAACATACAGCCGAATGATAATGAGACAGCAACGGATTTTTGGAAAACGGTGGTAAGACGGTTGCTGATCAGGCAGGAGGCTATTGTATGTATCCTGAACGGGAAATACTATATTGTAGATTCTTACAATGTCAGTGATGTGGTTTTAAGACCAAATACTTACAAAAACATTGTAATCGCTTGTAATGGAAAGACATATCAACTGGACAGAGAATTTGCCGCAGATGAGGTACTTCATTTCAGGACCAGGGGAGAAAAAAAGAAGCAATATCTTGACAAAGTGGTGAGCCTGTATGATTCTGTATTATCGGCATATTTACAGTTGCAGAAGATAAGCAGTGCGCCAAAGTTCAGAATGGCAGCAGATGCAAATATAGCCCTTGCGGAAAAGGATGGGAATGGAGAAAAGAGGATCACAAGGGAAGATTATAAAAGAAAAATTGAGAAGATATTAGAATCTGACGATTTAAGTGTGATCATGCTGGGAAAAGGGATCACACTCGAACCACTGAAAATAGAAAGCCAGATCAAAAGCGAAGATATTAAAAAAATGGCGGAGGAAATTTTTACAGGTTGTTCTATGGAATATGATATTCCGATCAGTGCATTTATGGGGACGATCACAGAAAAGTCAGATGCAACGAACGAATTTATAACCTATGCCGTCAGCCCGGTTAAAGAGATCATAAATGATTCTGTACGGGCTAAAATAGTAGGGCAGGCCGCATTTACAAAAGGTGATGATGTATGGATTGATATTTCTCATTTTAAACATGTGGATATTTTAGACAGTGCGGCAAACATGGATAAGCTGCGGAGCATTGGATTTAATCTGGATGAATTGAGACAAACAATCGGATGGGAACCACTGGAGACAGAATTTAGCCAGGAGAGAGTTGTCACAAAGAATTACACAACAGACCTGGAAGGGGGGTGAGGGAAGTAATGGGAAACCATAAACCGTAGAAAGGAAGGTGATCCGTTATCTCCCAGTCATGGGTAAAATGATAACTATAAAGAAAGGAGCAGCCATGAAGAAATTAACACCTATCAGCTTTTGTCTACAAAAGTTGGATGGAAACATTCATCAGATATACATCTATGATGACATAACGAAGTATGGGGATTTTAACTGGGAAACATGGGAATACGATGAGTCCGAAACATCAGCAAAACATTTCAGGGATTTGCTGGATGAAATACCAGAAACGGATGATATTGAACTGCATTTTAATACAAACGGTGGTTCGGTATCTGAGGGAACAGCAATCTATAATTTACTGCAGCGACATGGAGGGAAAAAGACAGGGATCGTAGATGGGGTATGTCACTCTATTGCATTCACGATCCTGCAAGCGTGTGATACACGTATTATGGGGGACGGCACAAGCGCCATTATACATAATATGTGGACAACTGCAACAGGGAATGCAAAACAGCTTAGAGACGAAGCTGCAAAGTTAGATGCATACATGGAATCTTGTATTGCACTCTTTATGAAAAGATGCACAATACCGGAACAGCAGCTTAGAGAAATGATGGATACGGAAACCGTGCTGACACCGCAGGATGCGCTTGATTATGGATTGATTGATAAAATTGGAACAAAAGCAGAGGCGGACAACATAAAACCGTTGCAGTTGGTGCAGGAAATTGAAAGCCTGCGGCAGCAATTAAGGGAAAAAGAATTCTCACAGGAACAATTGAAAGAGTTTTTAATGTCAAACCCAGTAAAAAGAGAGCCGGAGCAGAAGATAGACCCGTTCCAGGCTTTTTTTGGTAATAAGAAAGGAGAAAACAGATGAAGATTGATGAATTAGAGAAGGGATTAAAGGAACAGGTTTTACAGCTTTTAAACGATGCAGAAGATAAAAGCGAAGCAATCTATCAGGCTGCCGATATGATCGCCACAGCAAAGCACAAAAAACTGATTGACGAACTGACAGAACAGAATGCAAGGGCAGCAGTTGACGGGGAGTACAGGAAACGCCTGGGGCTGCGTAATCTTTCAGGAGAAGAAAAACAGTTTTATGAAAAATTCAAGGATATCAAACAGGCGATTACAGCAAAGCAGGTAGATATCATACCCGAAGAGATCATTGACAGAACACTGGACGATATCAAGAAAAAGAGTGACATTTTAAAACTGGTGAGATTTGCCCCGGCAAATGTAAAAAGATGGTTAGTAGCGGAGCACTCAGGAGCCGCACAGTGGGGACCGCTTACGGAAGAAATCACCGCAGAGTTAAGTGCGAGCTTTTCTTCGCTGACTATTGAAGTAGGAAAACTTCACGTTGCACTGGTTATCCCAAAAGCAATTCAGGATTTGGCTCTTCCTTTTGTGGACAGATATTTTACTGCTATCCTGGCAGAAGCAATGCAGGACGGACTTGTAAGAGGATTCCTGGATGGAGATGGAAAAGAGGCACCCATAGGAATAATGAGGATGATCGGGACAACAAATGAGGACGGTACAAACAAAGCCAAAACAGTATTAACAAACATTAAAAAATTCAGCCCTAAAGGACTGGCTGGCGTGAGAAAGACATTGACGAAAAATGGAATGCGCTCCATTGGTACGTTGTATCTGATATGCAATCCGAAAGACGAAGCGGAGTTTGTAGACCCTGCTTTATACGGAGAATCACTGGCAGGCGGATACCGCAATACCTCGTTTATGAACATTGAAAAGATTGTGGATGCCAATGTACCGGAAGGAAAGGCTATTTTTACAATCGCAGATATGTATGTAATGGGAGCGTCATCCATTGATATGAGAACATATGACCAGACAAAGGCTATGGAAGATGCAGATGTGATTATAGGCAAATGTTATGCAAACGGAAGAGCAGTTGATAATGATACAGCGGTAGTATTTGATGTGACAAAACTGGAAGAGTATGTATTGCCGGTTACACAGGTGACAGCGCCGACAGCATAAGAGAGGTGAGCATATGCAGCCTTTTGAAAAAATAGCAGATGAGGTACGGGAGGAATTTCAGATTCCCCCGTACTTTGATGATACAGCTCTAATGAGCTACGTAAAAGAGGGCGCTGCATGGATGGAAAGACTAAACCCGGCATATGACCCGGAAGGTGACAGCAGATGCCGGGGGCTGTTAAAAAACTATGTGAATTATGCTTACCACCATAAGATAAATGAGTTTTTTGACAATTATTCCAGTGTTATCCTGCAATGGCAGTTAGAAAGCGAGGTGCCGAGATGAAGGAATTACCGGAATACACAGACGGGCGCTTTTCTCTTTTCCGAAAATGGACCGATGAAACACAGGATTATCCTATGGAATACCTTGTAAATCAGAATATGACCATATGGTATGCTGAGATATCTGTGTTTGACCGCGTAAAATATGAGATGCAGCAGGCCGGAATAGAAGTGACTATGAAAATCAGGATACCCAGGTACAGGCAGATTGACAGTAAATGTGTATGTATCATAGACGGTGTACAGCATGAGGTTTATAATGCGGCACATATTATCAACAAAAATGGATTCCCGGAAACAGAACTTACTTTGATCAGGCCGGAAAGACAAATAGAGGTGCTGGAAAATGACAAAGGCAGAGCTGAGTGCCCTTTTACATAAGACCAAAATACCAGTCAACGAAGGGATAACAAGCGATAAGAATATGAATACATTCCCTCGTATTGTGTACTGGGACTATATCTGGGAGGATATTGTTGCATCCGGTCAGGAATATGATACAAAAGCCACCTATCAGGTGAGCTTTTACTCAAAGGTGCCCAGGGATAAAAAGCTTTTAGAATTAAGAAATCACTTGCGGGAGGCCGGAATGTATCCAGTTATTTATCATGAATATGTGGAAGAAGATAAAGTTTTTCACAGTTATTTTGCTTTGGAAGTGATGGAATGAGTGAAGCTGAATTTTATACAGATGGTTTCGACGAATTGGAAAAACTGCTGAATGAATACAGTAAGAAAACATCACAGGAGAATATACTGAACGTGATGGAGAAAGGTGCTGCGGCACTGGTAAGGGATATAATGGCACTCCCCAAACCCCGTTCCGACATCCGCAAGGCAGGATATACACATCTGTTAGACACTATGTCATATCGGAGGAACCGTGGAGAAATAGAAGTGGGCTGGGGGAAATATTACGGACCAATGGTAGAGCGAGGTACGCATAGGGCACCAAAGGGCAGCCCACATGTGCGGCCTACATTTGAAAGAAATAAAGGAACGTATAACAATTTGATGATAAAAGAATTATTTGGTTAGGAGGAAAAACGATGGGAATTAAGACAAGCAAACCGTCACGTAAAGAGACTGTCGGTGCACAGTATTTTTGCTTTAATGTAGCGGATGACAATGGTGATTGGACAAATAAATATGAACCTGACGTTACAAGAGAGGCTACTGTAAAATCTGTAAAAATAACAGAAAATGCAGGATCAGAACCTGTTTATGCATCAGGAAGTATTTATGATAGTGATACTAACATCTCATCTGTAGATATTGAGGAGGAAGTTGTCGGAATCACAGATGAAATACTTGCAAAGATGCGCGGAGATTTGGTAGACGAGGGCGGTCTGATTCTTTCAGGAGGTGGGAGAAAACGCCCGTATTTTGCATATGGAAAGGTCGTAGCGCTGAAAGGTGGGAAAGTGCGTTATGACTGGTATCCAAAATGTAAGCTGACAGAGAACAGTGACGATACATCCACAAGTGAAGAAAAGGCAGCAGAACAGAACGATACTATAAAGATTAAGGCATACCCATTTAATTCTAACGGGGATGTTGTTGCAAAAGTTTCGACTGACATGAACATGCCTGCAGGATTGACAGAGGAGAAATTTTTCACAAAACCAATCCTAACAAAAGAAGACCTTGCCACAGCCGTCGGAGGAACCCCGGCAGGGAATTGAGGTGAAATAGATGAAAACACAATATATAGAGTTGACGGATGGGAGCAGGCTACCTGTGAACATAAATTTTGGAACTCTCTACTATTTGCAGAAAACAGGGACAGACAGAATGATAAAAAAAATCGGGAAACGTAAGCCGACGGATAATGAGGGTATGGAGCTTGCAGCCAAATTGATTTATGTGATCATGCGTTCCAATGGCAAGACGGTTTCACAAAATGAAGCTATGGAGCTTATGCCCATGGACACCGATGTTATTGACGAGCTTTTGAGCGAGTTCATGAAAAAAATGGATGACTTTAAAAAAAAACAGGATGCAAAACGGAATATGCAGAATCAGAGGCGGAAATAGACTGGGCTGCATACATGATAGCTGCGAAACAGATGGGAATGAGTGAAGAAGAATTTTTAAACTCATGCCCATTTTTTTTCAGTGAATGTTTTTCGTATTATTTAATGATGCAACAGAGCGGAGGTGAGATAGATGCCTGACGAATTACAGCGCGTCGGACTTGTCTTTAAGGCGGATGGAAGTGTGGACTTTAATAAAAGTTTGAAAGAAGTAAATGCATCTATACAGGAAAACAGGAGCGCATTCAAGCTTGCAAAATCCACATGGGATGACAGCACAAAATCTGTTGACAAATTAAGGGACACACAAAAATACCTGTCGCAGCAAACAAAGGATTATTCTGATAAGGTTAAAATGCTGGAAGGTGAGCTGAAAGAGCTGACGGACGGTGTAGGGAAGAATACCGAGAAGATCGCTAAAAAGCGTGAACAGCTCGAAGCAACACAGAAAGCAACAGAAAATTACCGTCAGAAGTGTGAGAAACTGAAACAGGAAGTTGCAGAGCTGGAAAAGGATGAAACTAAGAACAGCGATGCAATACAGAAGAAAAAAGAGCAATTAGCCGCAGCAGAAAAAGGACTTGCAGATTATAGTTCAAAATCAGAAAAATGCGCGGAGCAGTTGGAAAAACTGGAAGCAGGAGAAGCAAGGAATGAAACTGCAATCCAGAAAAAGAAGGACCAGCTTAACAATGCAGAAGCCTCTTTGAACAATTATAAAAAGGGATTGGAGGAGGTAAATGATAAACTTAAAAGCGGTTCTGCCCAAATAGAGGAGTACGCAAAAAAGCTCACTGATTTGGGAGATAAGGCTACAAAGGCAGGGAAAAATTTGTCAAAAAAGGTGACAGCCCCTATTTTAGCAACAGGAACGGCGGCAATGGTAGCCTGGAATGAAATTGACGGTGCATATGACAATATTGCCACAGGGACCGGTGCACTGGGGGACAATCTTGCAAAGCTGAATGAAAGCTTTGACACTGTATATGGCCGGTTTCCAGCGGACGCAGAAGAGGTCTCTTCCGCGATCGCTGACGTAAATACGAGATTCGGATTTACGGGTGAAGCCTTAGAAGATTGTTCTGAAAAATTTCTGAAATTCTCAAAAATTAATAATATGGACGTATCCACTGCTGTACAAGACGTTTCGCGCTATATGGGAGATGCCAGTATAGATGCATCCGAATACGGGAATGTAATGGACCAGCTTACAGCCGCTTCACAGGCAAGCGGAATAGCAATGGATAGGTTGACAGAAAATCTTGCAAAATACGGTGCACCAATGCGTGCTTTAGGGTTTACAACCCAGGAATCTATTGCCATATTCTCACAATGGGAAAAAGCTGGCGTGAATACGGAAACCGCTTTTTCCGGAATGAAAAAATCAATTTCAAACTGGGCAGCAGCGGGAAAGGATGCAGGGGAGGAATTTAAGAAAACACTGGATGAAATTGCAGCGTGTCCAGATATTGCAAGTGCCACGACAAAGGCAATTGAAATATTTGGAACAAAGGCAGGGCCGGACCTTGCAGACGCTATCCAAGGAGGAAGGTTCAGTATTGAGGAGTTCATGCAAGTGATTGATAATTCCGGCGGGCAATTAGAGGGAACATGGGGTGAAATGTACGACGGAGCAGATGCGGCAAAAGTTGCAATGCAGAATTTAAAGCTTGCGGGGAAAGACCTTGCAGAAACAGCAATGCCAGCGATAGCGGATATTATGCAGATTGTTACAGAAAAGATAAGAGAATTCACAAACTGGTTCAACAGTTTGGATGATTCACAGAAAAAGACAATTATTACCGTTGCGGGTGTAGTTGCAGCAATTGGTCCATTACTTGTGATTATAGGAACAGTGATATCAAGTATTGGAAAAGTGGTTGGGGCAACAAAAACAGTAGGGACAGGAGTAAAATTGCTATGGGGAATCATGAAACTAAATCCGGTGGGTGCTGTTATAACAGCGGTAGGAGCTTTGATAGGTATATTCGTAACTTTATATACAAAGTGTGAATGGTTCAGAGATGGTGTCAACAATATTTTTGATTCTGTAAAAAACGGAGTGAAGAAAGCGATTGATAAGATAAAAAGTATCTTTGATTTTAAATGGAAACTCCCGGAGATCAAGATGCCATCTTTCAGTATTAAAGGAAAATTCAGCCTTGTACCGCCGTCTGTGCCAAAATTAAGTGTAAAATGGAACGCAGAAGGTGCTATCTTGAACCGGCCTACAATATTTGGAATGGACCGTAACGGAAATATGCAGGGTGGTGGAGAAGCAGGAAAAGAAGCTGTGCTGCCTATTGAAAAGCTGAAACAGTACATACGGGAAGAAAACCAGTTGAACAATAAAGAACTAATCAGCCTTATGAAAGATGTGTTTGAGGGGATCACATTGCTGGCGGAAAATAACATCTATATTGGTGATAAAAAGGTAATGGACATATTAACCGATCTGATAATGAAGAGGATAGACCAAAAACAGACCGGTAAAATGATGACAAAAGGGGTGATGGTATGAGTTGGACTGTAGAATTTAATAATACTGTCTGTACTGACATACGCCTGCAGCCTGTGGAGCGACCAACAATACCTGCACCAGAATACGACTACGAAGAAGTTGAAATAAAAGGCCGTGATGGAACCCTCCTCATTGACAACAAACGAAGAAAGCCGATAGAAATAGAACTGGAATTTAACTATATAGGAGCAGAAACAGAATGGGCGCAGATTTGGAGGGCAGCTAGAAAATGGTTGTCTGCTAAAAATGCGCCTTTAGTGTTCAGCGATGATCCGGATTATTATTACCGCGTCTCTTATGTAAAGTTAGAGGAAAACGTACGTGTCACGAAGCGGATCGGGAGATTCAAGACAAAATTTGTTTGTGATCCGTATATCTACCTGAAAGCCGGAAATGTAGAGTGGAAACAGGAACTTACTCCAGTATATCTTTCTACTGCAGACGGGGACAAAATACTTGATGCAGGAGGAGATTTAATTTTTTCTACATGTTTGTCAAAAACAATCCTAAATGCGCTTGATAGGTGCTGCCCTATTTATCGGATCGTCGGAAAAGGCGTGTGTTCATTTTCAGTGAATGGAAATTGGATGCACGCTACAGTCGATGGGGAGATCATCATAGACACAGAGCGGGAAGTGGCATACAAGCCAGACGGTGAAAAGGCAAGCCGTAAGATCACAGGTGATTACGAACAATTACGGCTGGTTTCAGGAAAAAATGAACTTATGACCGGGAGTGCATTTGACTTTTATATTACACCGAGATGGAGGAGCGAATGATACAGATTTATGAAGCGGGAAACAAGGATTATGAAAAAAATGGTGATGCGGTTTTACACCCAATATCCTGTGAAGTAGAAGAAGTGCTGAAAGGCACATGGGAATTAACCCTGGAGAATCCGTCAGATAGGAATTTGAACCTGATAAAATCAGGAGCCGTGATAAAAGCAGACACCAATATAGGAGAAGGACAGTTATTCCGAATCCATGAACATGAAAAGTCAGATTCAGGAGTGACCGCAAAAGCATATCCCATCTTTTATGATTGTGGAAAAGAGGTTGCGATACTTGATAAACGGCCTACAAATAAAACCGGAAATGAAGCATTGCAGATTTTAACGCAGGGAACACAGTATACTGCCGAGTCTGATATAAGGAGTTCCAGGACAGCGTATTTTATAAAAATGAATCTCCTGCAGGCAATAAACGGAGATGACGAAAACAGCTTTATCAACCGCTGGGGTGGAGAACCGATTTATAACAATTATCATGTGATCGTAAATAAACGTGCTGGTGGTGATTATGGGGCCAGAGTAGCATTTGGGTATAACCTGCAGGGTATCAAAGAGCATGTCAATTTCGACAATGTGATCACCAGGATCATCCCAGAAGCATATAACGGTTACATGCTGGAAGGGGATAAGCCATGGGTGGATAGTCCGAATATCAAAAAGTATCCCATTGTATATACAAAAGTTGTTCAGTACAGTGACATTAAACTGCAAGAGGACTGTACAGGAGAAGATGAAAAGGGTTTTGAGACACTGGAAGACCTGCAGGCCGCCCTTGTGGAACGTGCGAAGCAGGATTTTACAAATGGAGTTGATAAACCGGAAGTGTCATATGATATAGACTTTGTGCCGCTGGAAAATACAGTAGAGTACGAGGAAATCAAGGACCTTGTAAAGATAAACCTAGGAGACAGCATAGAGTGCGAAAATAAAAACATGGATATCGTGACAAAGGGCAGGGTGACGAGTCTGACATATGACTGTGTATTGCAAAGGATATCGGACCTGCATATCGGAGATATCGAGTCAAATTATTTTGACAAAATGACACTGGTAATGCAAGCTGCATCAAAAGCGATTACAGAAAACGGAGGACTGAAAGGCGAAAAGATTATAGGGATCATGAACGCTGCCATAACACAACTAAGAGCACAGAGTACAAGGGCGAAAAAGGCAGAAGTTGTGGCAATGATATGCGAAGACCTGGACCCGGAAAGCCCGGACTATGGCGCAATGTGCATAGGTACAAAAGGCTTCATGATCGCAGCGAAGCGTACCGCAGATGGAAAGGACTGGGACTGGAGGACCTTTGGGACAGGCTATGGGTTCATCGCGGACTGCATCGTGGCTGGCCTCCTGGCCTCTAAAAACTACAATGAGGAGACGGGGGAAGGGTTCTATATCAACCTGGACACGGGGGAGATCTCCATGAACAATGCGCGGCTGAAGGGAGAGATCGAATCCAAACGTGCGGGATACGGACTGTACGTGAGCATCACGCCGGGGGCAGTAAACCTCTTATCCAATTATAACGGGAAAACGGTGAGCGTATTCCGGCTGAGCGGAGGAGCCGTACTAGACGATGCGACCGGGGACCTGAGGGGGATAAGCCCCTCGCTGACTCTGGGGCCGAAGAGCGGCTCTTTCGTGATCCAGTTTTCAGACAGCATTCTGAACGCGTGGAAGTTCGGGAAGACAGGAGCGAAAGACAGTGGGACCTACATCCAGGGAGCTAAGAGCGGCCGGGCAGAATTCTCAGATGGGACATATCTGGATTTTGCAAACGGGTACTGTACAGGCGGAAACACCAAAAGCGGAAGCTTTTAGGAGGACAAAAGATGGCACTTATTATAAGCAATATGTACCTGGAACGATCGCAGATGAGGGACAATGCCCAGTACATTGCAGATTATCTTATAGCGAATGGCTGGACACAGAATGCAGTAGCGGGAATACTGGGGAACATGGAACGGGAATCCACCATGAACCCGGGATTGTGGCAGGACCTTAGATACGGGAATATGTCAGGCGGATATGGCCTGGTGCAGTGGACACCAGCAACAGGGTATACATCATGGGCGGATGCCAGAGGATATCCATGGGGAAATAATACCGGTAATCCGACAGCGTATTTTAAAGGACAATTGGAATGTATTTTATGGGAAGTGGCAAACAACCAGCAATGGATTGCCACTTCCTCTTTTAATTTCTCTTTTTCGGCTTTTACACAATCCACGCAATCCCCGGAATATTTAGCAGAGGCGTTCATGCGGAATTATGAGAGACCAGGAATACCGGAGCTGGAACAGAGGACACAGAATGCACGATATTGGTTTGAAAATCTTACATACGGAGAGAGCAAGATTGAGGATGTTGTGCAGCTTGTGTTAAGCCGTGTTGGGAAAAATACATATTCCCAGGATGGGGCACTGAGGGAACGTGTATTTGATGAACCCACAGGATATTCCGACTGTTCGTCATTGATGTGGAAGGCATTTGAGCGCGGGGCAGGTATACAGATTGGGACATGGACCGGGGACCAGATGGAGCACGGTGATCTGGTATGGCACAACCCCAATTATGAGGACGTGTTTTCATTGGACATGCAGCAGATTTCCGGAGCGAAGCGTGGGGATCTGGTGTTTTGGGGAACCAGTGATAATCCGGCTGCATCGACACATGTAGAGATGTATCTAGGTGATGACCAGTTCGTGGGCCATGGTTCGGGCATAGGACCACGGATCAAGACCGCCAGCGCATATACACACGACGGAAAACTGGTGGAGGTACGCAGATATCTGCAGGGAGTAGCCCCTCCGCCGCCAAAGGGTGTCTATCTTGTAAGGTGGATACCGGGAATCCATTGAAAGAGAAAGAAGGTGAAGGGATGATACAGCATATCATACCGGTATACTTCCTGCGGGATGGGATACAAGCAAGGATAGAAATGGTCCAGGGAGATTCTGGCCGGGAAGTTTTATTTTCGGCACAGGATATCGTGCTTTCAAGTGATATGTCAGCAAAAATATATATTGAGAAGCCCAGTGGCCTTTCCAGTTACCGTAATGCAGAGATACGGGACAATTCCGTATCTGTAAAGGCAACTACACAGATGCTTGCGGAAACAGGGACATGCCTGGGACAGATACAGATATACCGGGAAACTGAAAAGGTTACGAGCTTTCTTTTTCGTCTGGAAATAAAAAAATCAATTGTGAATGCGTCAGGAATAGAAAGCAAAGATGAGTTCACAATTTTAGAACAGACCATACAAGAGGCACTCACTGCCATAAAAGACGCAACCGACGCAAAGAATGCGGCAACGGATGCAGCGAAGAAAGCACTTCAGGCCGCGGAAACGGCGGATGCATCTACCAGCAATGCTGACTTAAAGGTGTTGGAGGCGCAGCGGGCCGCAGAGGACGCGACAGCGGCTGCAGGAAGAGCAGACACGGCGGCAGGAAATGCCGCCAAAGAAGCAAGGAAAGCAACAACTGCCGCGTCAAATGCAAATATAGTTTACGAAAAATTGAAGGATATCAGCGCCGAACAGATTAATGATGATATCACAGGAATTAAAACAGCATTGGCTAAAACGATCATAGCGGAGGGATAACATGGCAGTAAAAACAATGCAGGCCATCATAAATGGCCAGACCGTGATTTTGACAAAGAATAGTGAATCTGGAAAGTGGGAGGCAACGGTCACAGCCCCCGGCACATCCAGTTATAAGCAGTCGGGGCATTATTATGGAGTTACGGTCAAGGCAACGGATGAAGCCGGGAACGTAGCAACAAAGGATGCGTCGGACGCAACATTGGGTAATAACCTGCGCCTGGTAGTAAAAGAGAAGGTAGCACCGATCATCACGATTACAGCGCCGACAGCGGGTGCATATCTTGCAAACAATACACCAGATATCAAATTCACAGTTACAGATAACGATTCAGGCGTGAATCCGGATACAATTAAGATCACAATTGACAGTGGTGCCGCCATCACATCCGGTATTACAAAAACTGAGATTTCTGGTGGATATGAATGTACATATAAGTCGACCACAGCCCTTGCAGACGGCAGTCACACAATCAAGGTGGATGCAAGCGACTACGACGGAAATGCGGCTTCGCAGAAATCCGTAACATTTAAGATTGATACCGTACCGCCGACACTGAGCATTACCAGTCCTGTAAATGACCTGATCACAAATAAGGCAGCCTGCACCGTATCAGGTACGACAAATGATGTCACATCCAGCCCGTGTACTGTAACGGTAAAACTCAATAGTGGAGCTGCAGAGGCAGTCACAGTAAATGCAGATGGAACATTTAGTAAAGCTCTTACTTTGGCAAACGGCAGCAACACGATTACCATTGTTGCCACGGACAAAGCAGGAAAACAGACTACTGTTACCAGGACAGTTACTCTGGATACCACACCGCCATCTATTACAGATGTGACGATCACACCTAATCCGGTGGACGCTGGTAAGACATTCGTTATCAGTGTTACCGTAACGGACTGATATGGTAGCGCGTCTTGAAGGAAAGGTTGACGGAAAGGACGTGCTTTTTACAAAAAGTGACGGGGACGTGTGGGAGACCACAGTTCCCGTTGATATTGACGGGACATATATTGTAGAGCTTACAGCCTGGGACGAAGCAGGAAACTACTGCTTTATGACAAGGTGGCTGCTTACTTTTGACCCGTCAAGACTTTGCGTACATCTCATTCCCTGTCCGTATTGGGCAGAGGTATTACCGTCACCTTTTTATGCAGAATTATTACAACCAATATGCAACAGGAGGTGTTAAGGATGGCCCTGAAATGTGAAATGGATATGGGAGAGACCAGGATAATCCAGATAGGGATACACAGTATCCATGATGATCTGTTTAATATACTATCAGCAGAATATGAAATGTCCGAAAAATATACCGGGAATATCGTAGGCAGCGGACAGGCTGATATTGAGAAACATATTTTAAGGGCCATGGTCACGCCGCCAGAACCGGGAACATATCTTCTGAAATATATCTATCAGATTGGAATGGAAACGTTCGTGGAAGTGGTGGAGGTAAAAGTGAAATAATGGCGCTGATAAATATAAAAATTACAGATGTACAGATTACACCACAGACTGTTATGGTGTCCGGAACTTTTAAAATATCGGTCACGGTGGAAAACATAGTGCATCCGATTCTGAATACGGACGGAGGCATGTTATTGGATGCCGACGGGAATGTGCTGGAATATGTACCACAGGAAAATTGGAATCTGGAAACTGCGGCAGGCGAACCGATAACTGCAGCAGATAATGAGAAAATAATAGTCATAAGCGAATAGGGAGGAATTTAAATGGCAGAAGTAGCAGGAAAGAAAATCAAAGAATTAGAATTAGTAACAACAGTAAGTGGCAAGGATGATTTACTCATAGATACTACGCCAGATACAGGATCCCCACAGACAAAAAGAATATCTGTGGGGAAATTCAAAGAAGAAATGAATCGTGAACTAAACTCCGCTTTAGGAGGGTTTCAAATTCTTACCGGAAGAGTGGACATTACGCCAAACGCAAATACACCAACTGCAAAAGCAGTAGTGTTTAGCCGTGAGTTTGCGTCAGCACCGGTTGTCATTACTTGCCCTGCCAGTTCAGCACCTGGTACAGCCATAACCGGAACATCTGCGTCTGATGTAACAAAAAGTGGATGCAACATTTATCTTACACGTAGTGGAACTACAACCAGTACAGTAATGTGGGTAGCAATAGGACCAGCAAAATAGCCTATTTTACATTGGCCCTATTGCAACCCACACCATAATTGTCTCTGTATCATTTATCCTTGTAACATATGCTTCAAACCCATCTTTTGTATTATTACTTGTACCAATTCCCAAAACATTTGTGCCTGGTACGGATGAAATAACAGTCATCACTACGCCGGGCTGACTTTTAAAGGGTTTCGGGAAAGTTACCTTTTTCATAGTGGGTTCATTTGGCTTCGGGGTTATAGTAACTCTTCCCGTCTGAATCGCCATTCCACCTAAAGCGGAGTTTTGTACACAGAAAGGAATAAAATCATGGAAATTAGGGCAAGACCGAGAGCGGTCTTATTTTTATTAAAAAAATTATATAAAGGAGACAACATGTATATAGGACCACAAGAATTAATCATGGCAGGCAGTGTTATAACAGCAGTGATGGGAATTTTTGCTGTTGTCTTTGCAGTCTATAGATGGTATTTAAAACAAAATAAGCAGGATGAAGAAATTGAAAAGATTAAGTCAGAACAATGCCTGCTTACATATGGGATACTTGCTTGCTTAAAAGGAATGAAGGAGCAGGGATGTAATGGCCCTGTGACAGAAGCAATCGCAAAAATTGAGAAGCACGTAAACAAACAGGCACATGATCAGGAGGGATAAGAATGGAACAGATTATGAATTATGTGAAACCGGAATTACTGGTTTTGGCCGTCGTACTGTATTTTGTAGGAATGGCAATGAAAAAAACAGAAGCAATTTCAGATAAATACATACCGGTAACAATTGGTACTATAGGTATCTTGCTGTGCGGTATATGGGTGGTTGCCACATCTCCGATGGGAGGAATGCAGGAGATTGCAATGGCGGTGTTTACGGCAATTGTCCAGGGTATCCTGGTGGCCGGACTGAGTACCTATGTAAATCAGGTTATCAAGCAGCATAACAAAGAGGAGTAGAGGGCGAGTAATCGCTCTCTTTTTTTGCGCCGGCGCAAGAGCCGGAAGAAAGGAGTAATATATGAAAATTAATGTACATGCAGGACATAACTTTAAAGTCCCGGGAGCTTCGGGGGTATTTTCAGAGACCGCGGAAGACCGGAAAGTAAAGGACTTGGTGATTAGTAAGCTCCGCGCGGCAGGGCATACAGTATATGACTGTACAGATGAGGATTCCGGCAGTGTAAGCGGAAACCTTGCAGCTATCGTGGCGAAATGCAATACCCATGCCGTAGATCTGGATGTGTCCGTCCATTTCAACTGCTATAATGGATCGGCGCACGGAACAGAGGTATTTATCTACAATTGGGGAACAGCCGCAGAACCCTATGCCCAAAGGATCGTGGACCGGATCGGAGAGCTTGGCTACACAAAAAGAGGCGTAAAGACGAACCCCAGTCTTTATGTGTTGCGGCATACGTCAAGTCCGGCACTCCTGGTAGAGTGCTGTTTTTGCGACAATGCAGGGGATGCAAGTAGATATACCGCAGAAAAGATGGCAAATGCTATTGTCGCCGGTGTTACTGGCGGTGCCATGTCTGGTAATGCACCGACAGCAAACAATAAAAATTGGCTGTCAAAAGGTGATACCGGAGTAGAGGTGACCGCATGGCAGAAAACATTAAACACATTCGGTAGCAATGTAAATGCAGACGGCGAATTTGGCCAAGATACAGAGGCACAGACTATCCGCGTACAGCGCCTTGTAGGTGCTGATCCAGATGGGTGTGTGGGAGAAAAGACAAAGGCCGCCGTAAACACGTACCTCAAAAAGAATAACTGGATACAGGTACGTGACGGTCGTTGGTGGTATCGCCATGCAGACGGTGGATATACCCGGAATGATTGGGAAAAAATCGGCGGAATATGGTTCTTCTTTGATGTGTCCGGATGGATGAAAACTGGCTGGATTGAATGGAAAAAGAACTGGTATTATCTCAAATCAAACGGAGCTATGGTTGCGGATGACTTGGTGCGAATTGGAGCAGATACGTATTACGTGGATAAACAGGGAAGAATGTGTTATACGGATTCAAGCGGACGTCTCGTAGCCTCATAGTAATAAATTTGATTAGGGCTATAAAATATTTATCAAGTACAACGAATATCAAATAATTGCACCATCTGCTTGCTTTTATCTACAAGTACACTATTCAAAAAGCCTATGTGTAGCTCGCTACGTCTGCATCTGTGTTGAGCAGTGCTCTTGTGAATAAATCTTATGCCATATGGTACATATATGATTTTCGTTGTACTAGTTGCTTTTTGCTTGAAAAGGCATCTCTTGGTTTAAGCCTAGTATTAGCTCTTGATGGTACCATAGAATTTCCTGAAAAATATACTTTTTGGATTAATATGGTACAAGAGAATATAGAAGGTGATGATGGATCAATGTATTGTTTGGGGTACTTTACTACAAGAGAAAGTGGAAAGATACAGCTGCTATTTACAACTAAGTTCCCTAAGCCATTTGAATTCCATAGAGGGTATTATAGATTTGAAATTAAAATAGCATATGAAAATCAAAGTCCCAATGAAGCTCTGGATCACGGGGTTGTTATTGGTAGAAGATTATTCAAAATAGAATAATGCAGGAAACAAAAGGTCTACTACGTGGACAAGTCCGGCAAGATGTGTTATACCGACAGTTCCGGTGCACTTAAATAGTGATGCTGTGATCCGGCTCGACGTCGAGTTAGTGGCATAATAATAGCCCCGGTGATGAGCCGGGGCTGGTGTTTAAATAAAATCATTTGTATCTCTATCTGTGAATCTAATCTCAAAATCGCAATTCAATGCATCTGCTAATTTGGCTATATCATTTTCAGCAAAATTATTTCTTGTAAGTTTATTACTCAAATTTTGTCTTGTCACGCCCAGTCTATCAGCCAAATCTCCTACAGTCATTTTTTTTCTATCTAATAAAACCCTGACTTTTTCTGATACAGTTAACATGATAACACCTCCTGTTAATTACAGTGTAAATGATACACTTTTAAATGTCAATATAAATATATGAGTTTAAAAAGAAATAAAAAAGTGAAATTAAAGTATTGACATGTGACACTTATTAGTGTATAATGTAATCATAGAAAGGAGGTGAGAACAATGGGGAAGAAAAAGAAAAGCGGCAATGAGAAACGCCTCGCAAGCATCCTTCTCATTACCGCAACAATCCAACTAATCCAAGCCCTGATTGATTTAATCAATCATCTGCTAGATTAGGGGGCGGGGGCGAAAGCCCCTTCCCTTAAAATAAGGATATCGTTTTCTTTGCCCATTGTCAAGTATGGCAATCATAGAAATTATTTTAGACGTCGTGCAGATCATTGTCAGCACAGGAATCATTGTAGTGTTACTCAAAGACCGGAAATGCAAATAGGAAGCACCGGACCGGCGCCCGGTTATGCGCCGGGAAAGGAGTATTATGATTGGGGCCAGAATAACAGCCTTGGAAAAATTTTTTAAGGTAAAGAAGCCTAAAAGTATGAATTATATAGAATGGATTGAAAAATTATATGAGATGGAAATGGAATGGGAAGAGGAGCATCAGCAACCCTTTCCAGTATAGTGTGCCATCCCGATTAGGAAATACCGGGTGAAGGGCCGGACAGCGTACCAGGGGTGCAACTCCCCTGGCGGCCCATTGGCTTGCAAGCCACAAGTACCTGCGATACCGTCGTACCTGCCTATGACGATACTGCAGGCCGGTCACCCGTCAACCCCGATCACGCCCCGGTGCAGTTATCCGGCGCTGGCAACGTAACTGCCCGTATAAGCCTCTGCGGGGCAGGACGTACGCTTATACGCAAAATGACCGGCACCATAACAGTACCGGTCGATCATGCCGAACAGAGGTTACCCATACCTCTGTTTACAATATCATTTTACTGTATAACAGATAAAGTGGCAACAAATACTCATAGACAATTTTCGACATTATGCAGACATATGCCGCTTGTATCTATATCCTATGGGGCGCTCCTCAGGATATGCCTTATAATATAAATAGAGAGCATATTGTACGGATATACTTCCATGTGCTTGCAAATCAGGATTACGTTCAAGAGCGGCCTGATACAAAAGAAAAGCGTCGTGATTCTCATAAATAATATTCTTCATACGCATCACCTCTTAAAAACAGAACAAATGTTTGTATGGCTTAATTATACGAATATATGTTCGGAGTGTCAAGGGAATATTGTTCTATATTTTATCCTGACAGGAACACCGATCATAGCTGTAGAATCCGGCTATGTATCAGCTATGGGATGGAACCAGTACGGAGGATGGCGTCTGGGTATCAGCAGCTTTGACGGCAGACGATATTATTATTACGCCCACCTGCGTCAGAACTTTCCGTACTGCAAATCCTTGGAAGTGGGCAGTGTTGTTCAGGCCGGGGATGTTGTGGGCTATATGGGACGAACAGGATACAGCGCAAAGGAAAATGTGAATAATATTGACACGACCCATCTGCATTTTGGACTGCAGCTTATCTTTGACGAGTCCCAGAGGGAAGGGAATCATGAAATCTGGGTGGATGTCTATGAATTGGTAAAATTTTTGTATAAGAACCAGTCAGAGGTGGTCAGGGATGATGCCACAAAGGAGTGGTCAAGAATGCTCCAGATGAAGGACCCGGAGGCTTTGGAGTATTTGAAGACTGCAAAGGAGCAGCCGGCAGCAGGCACGGATTCGGAGAAGCCGTGAGCTGAGCCGCCAGGATTGTGAAAAAAAGAGACCTTATCAAAGGCAGCCGTGATATTATACTGTCTTTTGGATAAGGTCTCTTTTGCTCATGATATAATTTTTCCGGTCAGACCGAGAGTCAGTCCGGTGTCAGGCCAAAAGTCTGGCCAGTAGTACAAGCACGTATACGTGCAGCGGGTAATACATATAGAAAAAGTATTTCATTTTCTTTCCCCGCTGTCCGCTGTAAAGCAGGATAAAAGGTAGGGAGAGGACCATAAACCACTGGTCATTCAGGATGAACAGATTCTCATAGGTCATTCCTTCGCCGGCTGCGGTAAAGAAGAAGAATCCCGACATAAGTACATAGAAGACAGAGAGACCGATTTTCTTATTTCTGAGAAAATAAAAGCCGATTCCAAGGAACACCCAGTAAACAGAGCCTTCCACAAAAATCGGTGACGGCACCAAAGTATACAGGGCCTGGAATACAATCCTTCCGATGGGTGAAACTGATGCGGTATTTCCCATGTACAGAGTGATCCCAATACCTGAACCTATGGGAATGAGCAGCATAGCCAGTGCAATCCCTATGTTTTTCCAATTTTTCTTTTTTATATTTCCCAATAACAATTCGATGGCCCAGATATAAAGGCCCACAATAAATAAGGTGGCAAACATGCCGTTAATGACCATGGCACCATTTGGGTGCGGAAGAAAGGAATTGACCAGGTCATTGCCCACTGACATGAGTACAGATGCAAGATACAGCCTCTTGAGATATGCCATCCTGTCATGTGTGTGTGAAAACCCCTCTGCCATGGCAAACAGAAACAGCGGTGCGGAAATCCGGCCAAGCAGGGTGAAGATATGTGGGATCGGAAGGATTCCGCTTCCCAAATAATAATAAATATGGTCAAGTGTCATCAGCAGAAGCGCCAGAACTTTCAGGGAGTAGGACGTAAATCCCCATTTGGCGGCGCCTGTCTTATTTATAGCTGCAGCTTCGTTCATTTCAAATCCTCCGTAATATGTGTTTTACAGTGATGATTATAGAGCATGGCAGAGATGTCTGCCATCGATTTACCTTACAAATTCAAAGAATATCTTACAGTTTTGTCATATTAGGATATGTAAAGGACATCTATGCACGGACCGGCTGTCGTCACAGGATTTAACTTTAAAATATACGAAAACACGACATGAAAGATTTCAAGGTGTCGCAGATATCTCTAATAACCTTCCCGCAGAATGGTATAATAAGGACAAATAAGAAACAGCACAAACGCTGGAATTCATGGTTGGGAGGACAACAATTATGGCAGTAAAAATGCTTCCGAAAAAGATGGCAGGCGCAATACTTCCGGGCAACAGCTCTGTGGAAATGAAGGAGTTCGATGTTCAGAAACCGGGTCACGGACAGGTATTGATCCAGACAAAGGCAACTACGATCTGCGGCAGTGATATCCGCTGCATTTACAGGGAACACGTGGGAAAAGGGCCGGAGGGATATATTCCGGGCATGGTGGCAGGCCATGAGCCCTGCGGTGTTATCGTGGAGGAGGGCGAAGGCCTCCGCAGATTCAAAAAGGGTGACAGGGTGATCGTATATCACATTTCCGGATGCGGTGTGTGTAATGACTGCCGCAGAGGATATTACATTTCCTGTAAGAGCAAATTCCGTCAGGCGTACGGCTGGCAGAGAAACGGCGGTATGGCCCCGTACATACTGGCAGAAGAAAAAGACCTGATCGCCCTGCCGGATGAACTGACATACAAAGACGGTGCACAGGTAGCCTGCGGATTCGGTACGGTTTATGAGGCGATTGAAAAGATCGGTATCAGCGGAAATGACGCGGTTTTGGTGACAGGACTTGGCCCTGTAGGCCTGGCAGCACTCATGCTTGCCAAAGCACTGGGAGCGAATCGATTGATCGGCGTGGAAATGAATGATTACCGCATTGACCTGGCTAAGAAACTGGGACTTGTGGACCATGTGTTCAAACCGGGCGAGAATACCCTGGACGAGATTTTGGAAGTGACCGGAGGACACGGTGTAGAACGTGCCATTGATGCCAGTGCCAATGATGCAGGTCGTCAGCTTGCTATCCGTGCCACAAGAGAGTGGGGCAAAATTGCATTCGTTGGAGAGGGCGGAACCTGTACCTTCAATCCAAGCCCGGATATTATTCACGGACAGAAGACCATTTATGGTTCTTGGGTGACAAGTCTGTGGAGAATGGAAGAGTTGGTTGAGCGTCTGGTGCGTTGGAATATCCATCCGGAAGATTTAATTACGGATGAATTCCCCATCGAGAGGGCAGGTGAGGCCTATAAGCTTATGGCAGGCGGACAGTGCGGCAAAGTTGCGGTTGTTTTCGGCAGCCAGGATGAAAGGTAGGTTTATTATGGGGAAAGGAGTAGATCCGGCAAAAGTGCCTTACAGAACTTTATATACAGGTACCAGGATGCCCGCTATGGGTATCGGTACCTTTGGTTCTGATAAATATTCTGCAGAGCAGGTATCAAATGCCGTATATGGTGCCGTGGAAAGCGGATATCGCCTTATAGACTGCGCTTCTGTTTACCAGAACGAGAAAGAAATCGGTGCTGTCCTTGGGAGGCTCTTTGATGATCAAGTTGTAAAGAGAGAGGAACTGTTTATCACCGGAAAAGTGTGGAATGACATGCACGGGGATGGGGAGGTCATAGCATCCTGTAAGCAGAGCCTTGCGGATCTGGGCCTGGATTACCTGGATCTGTACTTTGTACACTGGCCATTTCCAAATTACCATGCACCCGGCTGTGACGGGGATTCCAGAAACCCGGATTCCAGGCCGTTTTCCACAGAGGAGTTTATGAGTGTGTGGAGACAGTGTGAACAGCTTTTGGAAGAAGGCCTCGTGCGCCATATCGGTATGTCTAATATGACCATACCGAAATTGGAAGCAGTGCTTCCCCTGTGCAGAGTACAGCCGGCTGCCATTGAGATGGAGCTGCATCCGGGCTTTCAGCAGCCGGAATTGTTTGCGTACGCACAGGAGCACAATATTGTGCCTATCGGTTATTGTCCCATTGGCTCGCCCTCACGCCCGGAGCGCGACAGAACCTCTGAGGATATTGCGGATACCCAGATGCCGGAAATCCTGGAAATTGCCCAGGCACATCAGGTACATCCGGCGGTTGTGTGTTTAAAATGGGCGGTACAGCGCGGGCAGGTGCCGATTCCCTTCTCCGTGAAGGAGCCACAGTATATCAGCAATCTGAAATGCACCACTGAGGACCCGCTCACAGAGGAGGAGATGGAGAAGATCCGCCTTGCCGACAAGAACTGCCGCCTGGTAAAAGGCCAGGTATTCCTTTGGGCCGGGGCAAAAGGCTGGGAAGATCTGTGGGATCTGGACGGGACGATCACAAAATAGGAATAAAGGATAATGAGGACTCTTCTGCGTATATATTTACCGGAAGAGTTCTTTTTGATTGAATTATCAGAGTCTCATATTCAATTTGTGATTCCAGTGGGCCGGAAAGTGTCAGGTTTATGATTCCGCGTTGGTATTACCTTTTATTCGTTTTATTATATGTCTGAAAAACAGAGTGTTTATATATTTGCAATGCATTATAAAGCGATTGCAGTGCAAAATTAATGAGAAGAACTCTTGAAATAGTCGAAGATTAATTGTTAATTCATATAATTC